ACCTCATCCAGATGCACGAGTCGGAGAAGTGGGCGAAGTTCAAGCGCAGCGACGGTGGCGTCTGCACGGTCTACTTCCTCTCCTATGAGAGTGGGCGTGAGTCCTGGCAGGGTGGTAAGGTGGACTTCATCTGGCTGGACGAGGAGCTACCGGAGGAGATCTACAAGGAAGCCGCTGCCCGTACCATCGACGCCAAGGGTCAGATGCTCCTGACCCAGACTCCAGTGTCCGGCCTGGGGTGGGCATTCGACAGCCTGTACCTGCCAGCCCTCTCTGGTAGCAGGAAGACTCAGGTGGTCCAGCTTGCCCTGGCAGAGAGGGATCCCGAGCGTGAGTACGGTATCGGTGAGTCCCTGGTGCCCCACCTCGACAGGGACCAGATCCTCCGCTTTGCCAGCATCATCAAGGACCCCGACGAGCGGGACATCCGTATCTTCGGTGAGTTCAAGGGGCGCAGTGGTGGCGTCTACAAGAGCTTCGATCCCACGGTACACGTGGTCCCCGCCTTCCCCGTGCCCCGGCACTTTGAGGTCTGGGGTGGGGTGGACCCTGGCTACCACGGGTTCGCCGCCTGCATCCTTGCCATGGACCACTACGGCAAGGTCTACGTGGTGGAGGAGTTCTTCTCTCAGCAGGAGAACCACACCAANCGACTGACCGCCCTCTGGGNGAAGGTGCAACAGAGTGTCAACCTGGGAGACCAGGACTGGATGATCTTCTACTGCGACACCGCCAACCCGCAGGACATCCTGGAACTCAACACCTGGGCTGGCGAGGTCGGCGCTAGGCTCGCGTTCACCGCCCTGGACCAGGGACTCAAGGCCCGTGGCGCTGGCATCCAGAGGCTGCAGGAGTACCTGCACCCCCTGCCCGTCAGGTCCACGCCTGAGTTCGTGAACAGGCCACGCCCCCCGATGGGCGAGCCGATGCTCTACTTCTTCGACACCCTCAGATCCACCTGGGTGGACGGGGAGGAGGGGGTGGCAACGTCACGGGTGATCTGGGAGTTGCAGAGGTTCACCTGGAAGAAGGCCAGGAGGAATCAGGCACACCCTGATGGCGCAGACGAGGCCAGCGCGGGTGGCGCCCACGCCATGGCAGCACTGCGTTATGCCATGATGGCGAGGATCGGTGCGCCCCTGAAGCCAGAGGAGGAACAGCAGAAGGGAGACCCGAAGCTCCTCGACCACATCAACAGGGTTGAGAGCAGGATACTCGGGGTGGTATGAACAGGTTCTGGCTCATGGTGAGCGAGGACTGGGATGGCAATGTCACCCACAAGATCGTGACCGCCCCCACGAGGGAACTTGCGGACCTACTGTTCCCTTCCTTCAGAAACACCCATATTCTTGAGATTGATGAACACGATCTACTTGCTCCTGGCTCTCATAGTGCTGCTGAACCTCGCGATCCTCTGGGTGGCGATGAAGGCGCTGGAGGTGGTCGGCTTGGAGAGGGGGATGCGAGCGGAGTACTTCAAGCTCGTGGAGGAGATGCTTCGCATGAAGAAGGAGGGCTATGAGCGTGACCCTTCACAGGACCGCCTGCCACCCCCCTTCGCCATTGACGATGCCTACGAGCTTGCCGTGGAGAAGGCACAGTCCGGTGCCACCGAGGAGTTTGCTCGTAGCCTGAACATCTGACACCCATGGCAAGCACGAAAGAGCGGCAGGAAGGGTACGTCGATGTCGAGTATCCTTCCGGTGACAACCGGAAGGAGGAAGAGTACGCTGGCTATGTGAACGCCCTCTGGGACCAGGGGTGGCGNAACATGCGCCAGAGGCGCAGCGTCTGGGTACGCAACCTNCTCTTCCTGTCCGGTCGCCAGTGGTGGAAGCCCATACCCCAGTCGGACCTCTGGAAGCCGGACGATCTGGCATCCTGGCGCGAACAGCCAGTCACGAACCTGTGTCTGGCTTTCTTTCGTACCTTCCTCGCCAAGGCCACCAAGAACCGTCCCTCCTGGCAGGTGATGCCAGCCACGGTGGAACCCAAGGACATCCACGCAGCGGAGCTTGGCGACGAGGTTCTGCAATCCAAGTGGGTGGAGCTTGGCATGTCCAAGACCCTGCGAAGGGCGGTATCCTGGACGATTGCCACCGGCAACGGGTTCCTCTACCCGTACTGGAACACCAACACGGGTAGGATCCGCAGGCTGGAAGCGGAGATGGAGGTGCCCCTCTACGACGAGGATGACAACCCAATCGGGACCGAGCTTGCCATGGTCCCGCTCAACAAGGACGGCGAGCCTCAGATAGACGAGCTTGGCAGGCCCAAGAACGTGGACCCTCATATCGTGGACGAGGGTGAGCTTGGTATCTCGGCACCCTCCCCCTTCCAGGTGATCGTCAACGGAGACGCCGAGAGCGATGACGATGTGAGGTTCTACATCATCGCGGAGGTGGTCTCCATGGCAGAGATCGCCATCCGCTTTCCCGACAAGGCGCAGGAGGTCAAGCCACGAGATGTCTCCGAACTGGAGAACTACCATCGNCTGCTGGGTGGCGCCATGTCGGGTGGCAACGACAACAACCTCTCCAGGGTTGGCAAGGAGGACGAGCTACGTAAGACGCTGGTCTTCCACTACCACGAGAAGCCGACCATCGAATATCCTGATGGCAGGTTCTGGCTTGCCACGGAGACCGTCAGGCTGACCGAGCCTGGGCCTCTGCCGGAAGGGGTCTGGCACCCCATGGTCCACATGACCGATGTGGAGATGCCAGGATCCTGGTGGGCTTCCTCCGTGCTTGAGCAGATCGTGCCGCTCAATCAGGCGTACAACGAGATCAACGCCCAGATCCTGGAGCACCACAAGCTCATGGTGAAGGGCAAGTGGCTGAACCCCCGCCCTTCCGGTGTGACCCAGATCACTAACCGCCCCGGCGAGGTGATCACCTACAACCCAGGGTTCGCTCCCCATCAGGCCGACATCAAGCCTCTGCCCAACTCGGTGTACGCCGAGAGAGATCGCGTCATGGCGGACTACGAGTTGGTATCTGGCATCCACAGGATCTCCATGGGGAGACCGCCCCCAGGTGTCACCGCTGGCGTGGCATTCCTGCAGTTGCAGGAAGCCGACGACACGGACATGGGTCCGTTCCTCTCCATGCTGGAGGAGTCGGTGGCAAAGCTGGCAGGTGCCGCTCTCCAGATCATCAAGGACAGATACCACGACGAGCGGCTCATCTATGCGGTGGGCAACAACCGTCGCTACATGGTCAGGGCCTTCCGTGGCTCAGACCTTGAGGGTGTGGCGGATGTCATCCCGCAGTCTGGTTCCGCCTTCCCGTGGGGCAGGGTGGCACAGCAGTCGATGATGATCACCCTGGCCGCGCAGATGCCGCAGGTCTTCACGGACCCCGAGACCGGGATGTTCGACACCGCCCGCTTCACGAGGCTCCTGCCCATCGGTGGCCTGGACTCGGTTGGCAACGCGGACGACCTGGATGTTCAGAGGGCGCTGCGCGAGGAGGAAGTCTTCGCTACCCTGGCAGAGGGAGATCCGGTACCGGAGGTGAAGTGGTACCACAAGCACGATGTGGACTACAACCAGCACATCCGCATCCTGAACTCGGAGGAGTTCAACGAGTGGTCCCCCTACGCTCAGCAGATGTTTGAGGCTCACGTTCAGGAGCACCAGCAGGCCCGTGACGCCAAGGCGCAGCAGGCCGCTCAGATGAACGCCATGGCACAGGGCAACGCTCCGAAGGAACTCTATCAGCAGGGTGGCATCGCCCCCGATGCTGGTGTCGAGACGCCCGACGAGTTCGCGGACCAGTTGGCAGAGGTGGAGGGGGAACCCTGGCTGAACGAGGCCATGCTGGATGGCGCTCCACCATCGCCCGCACAGGGGAGACCTTTCGACGGTCCACCCGCTGGCTGGGAGTAGGTCATGATCCCTGATTGGGTAGTTACAGCCAGCAATCTCTCAGGTCCCGCGATCCTCGTAATCATCATCTATCTGGGCTGGTCGAGGAAGTGGGTCTGGGGCCATCACTACGACGAGCTTAGAGACAGGCTGGAAGAGATGCGCGAGGAGCGAGACCAGTACAAGGAGATGCTTTTCCGCGCCCTGAAGACTGCGGAAGCCGCAGTCGGGAGAGCCTCTGATGGAGAATCGTAAGCTCAGGGAGGAGGCGAGGAAGAGGCTCAAGTACATCGAAGCCCAACTGGGAGACAGGAGAGAGTCTGACATTGTGCGCCCCTCCAAGGAGGAGCTTGAGCACAGGCTCAGGGTAGTGGAGTTAGCCGTAGGCATAAGAGGGGGTCACGATAATGTACGCTGAAGCTCATTACGTTCAGATCACGGAACTCACCGTGATCGTCTGGTTTGTCGTGAGTGCCATGGCTCTCGCCATGTCCCTGCCCATCCTCTACGAGTCGGCGCAGGACTACAGGGCGGTGCGTCTGGCGAGGATAGCCAACGGAAGGCGCAGGTACGCCTGCGAGAGCTTCTGGATGAGCCTGCTCAGGTTCCTGGTTCCGCTCTCGTTCATGATCGGCGCGATGCTGCT